AAATGGAATAAAATGATTTTTAATATATTTTGAATTATTATATTTATCACTTATATTATTTTGAAAGTCATTTGCAATATCAGATACAAATGTTGGATATACAATCTTGTCTAACTTTTTTTCCCACTTATTATCTCCAATATGAACTTGAGAATAAGGTAGTTTATAATTTGTTTTTTGAATGCATCTGTTTTCTTTACATTTCATTAGTTCTCTTGTATATTCTATGAGTGTATCTCTCATATTAATACTTTCAAGTAATTTGTCAATATCAATATGGTCTGTCTTAAATTCCATTTGATTTGGTTTATATGTGATAATATTAATAGTAGTATTATTATTTTGAATATTTTGGTTTTGAATGTTTTGTTGAGTTTGAATGTTTTGTTGAGTTTGAATGTTTTGTTGAGGTGCTTGATATTCAATTATCTTATTTTTTAATTTACATATTTTCATATGTCTTGATTTACTTGAAGGTAAAGTAAATATTTTATCACAATAATTACATTTAAGAGGGTCAATTAATCCAATACATGTTTTACTATGTCTTAATAAATTTTTTAATATTTTCCCACATTTTTCACATTGATTCTTAGGTAATTCGTCAAGGATAACTTTTAGTCCACCATTAGCAACTTTTTGTAAGTCATTAGCAACTTTTTGTCCACCATTAGCAACATTTTGTAAATCATTAGCAACAATTTGTAAGTTATTAGCAACATTTTGTAAGCCATTTGTGACATTTTGACAAATCGGAATTGTATCACTTTTAGAATGTTTTAGCTCTATATGTCGTAATAAATTAAATTTTCTTGTTGAAATATAATTACAATCAATATATTGGCATTTATGAGTCATTATTTATCTTACTATATTAATGTATATATTATTATCTTTAAGTTATTTATCCGCACTATAAACATAAAATTGCTCACGAGTAACTCACGAGGGGGGGGGGAGAAAAAAACTTTTCGCCAAAAAGCTAAATCATTTTGATAAAGTAGTCCAGCGTTTTTGTAAAAGGTTTATTCTATAAAAATTGATTGTTCTTATATTTATTCTTATAAATGGAATTATCTAAGCCCTTCTTAAAATGGGTTGGTGGAAAAACACAGATTATCAAAGATATAATGACACTATTTCCAAAAGAAATTAACAATTATCACGAACCATTCTTAGGCGGTGGGTCTGTTCTTCTTGCACTTCTTTCACTTCAACAAACAAATACCATTCATATTTCAGGAACTATCTATGCAAATGATATTAACCCAACATTGATTGGTCTTTATAAAAATATACAATCTAATCCAAATGCATTCATTGAAGAAGTTAAACTACTTTCTAATGAATTTGCAAAATGTGAAAAAATTAATGTAAATCGTAGACCTTCATCTATTGAAGAAGCACTTACCTCACCAGAATCATACTATTATTGGATTCGTATTCAATTTAATAAAATATCTGATAAAACATCCCTACAAGCATCGGCTATGTTCCTATTTCTAAATAAAACATGCTTTCGTGGTATTTATCGTGAAGGTCCAAATGGTTTTAATGTTCCCTACGGAAACTATAAATCTCCAACAGTACTTGATGAATCCTATATTCTTGCTATTTCAACATTAATTAAAAATGTTGTATTCACTCATTGTTCCTTCTCAGAATCTCTTAAAAAAGTAATTAATACAGACTTTGTTTATTTAGACCCACCTTATGCACCAGAAACCAATAAATCATTCGTTTCATACACTATGAATGGCTTTAATTTAGAACAACATAATGAATTATTTACACTCTGTCACCAATTACCTACACACTTTCTAATGAGTAATTCTGATGTTACTCTTGTTAAAGAGGCATTCCCAATCCCAAAATATAATATACAAGTTATTTCGTGTCGTCGTGCTATTAATTCTAAAGAACCATCCTCAAGAACTAATGAACTATTAATTACAAACTCGTGAAAGAATATCTGTAGCCCCAATGTATTCTATTTGATTCTCTTTAAAGAACTTTAGAAAACGCATCTTTGCAGGTGTGCTTTTTGTTCCAGATAAGTTACCATATTGCTCTCTGCAAATTCTTTCAGCACCACCTATGCAAATTATATTCAGAGGTTTCTCATACAACTCAGGAATTTCTGCATATTTAAATGGACACCCCAGTATCTTCTCACCAGCCGTCCCACTTGTATGATAAGTCTGTGTTTTCGCCTCTAATATAACATTATCTGTTTCTGAATCCGGTTGAAAATGATTTTTCTTAATAGGTTTCGTAACCGTTTTCCCTTGAATCAAATATAATTCTTCACACAAATGCTCTCCAAATTTATTTGTCCATTGTTTATCCAACTTTAAATCTGGACGACGGATTTTAACCATATTTTGTCCCCAAATATCCTCAAGTGCTTTATATTTCAATTCATCAGCCGTCTTGTTTTTTACTTCAATTGCAGGTAGAAATGATAAATCTCCAAATAGCCACTTCACAACCTCTTCTTGTCTCAATAAAACAACCCTATCATCCTTGAATTTGGATATCCAGTTCATAAATTTTCCTATCATCATAGAGGTATCATTTATCACAAGACCACTCATACGAGCAAGAATCGTCTCCATTTCTTAATAAGTTATATCCATAAATACTAAATGACTTTCATTTTTTAGTACCATTCATAGATATTACATACACTTTACACCAAGGCTATAAAAATTGATATAAGTATTCTAATAAACTATATATGACAAATCATACAAACAAAGTACGTAATGAAGGACTTGATAAGTTTTATACAATACCTATCATTGCAGAAAAATGTCTTCATACGATTGAAACTAAATATGATTGGAATAATTGGGATTTAGTCATTGAACCAAGTGCAGGAAATGGTAGCTTTCTTGAACGAATCCCAACTTCAAATAAAATAGGTCTTGATATTTCTCCAGAACATAAAGATATTATACTTCAAGATTACTTTACTTATGAACCTCCAAATGATAAAAAGAATATTCTCGTTGTTGGTAATCCACCATTTGGAAAAGTAAGCTCTCTTGCTATTAAATTCTTTAATCACTCTGCAAAACGAGCTTCCACTATCGCATTCATTATACCAAAAACATTTAGACGCATTAGTATTCAAAATAGACTTGACAATAAATTTCATCTCATTCACGACGAAGATATTCCATCTGAACCCTGTTCCTTTAATCCACCAATGCAAGTAAAATGCTGTTTCCAAATTTGGGAAAAACAATCCATAGAAAGAACCCTCGTTAAACTAACCACAACACATCCAGATTGGGAATTCGTTCCATTTGGTCCACTTGATACAAAAGGACAACCCACTCCACCAACTGAAGCCGACTTTACACTATTGGCTTATGGTGGAAAATGTGGTAATATTAAAACAACCGGACTTGATAAACTAAGACCAAAAAGTTGGCATTGGATTAAATCAAAAATAAATACCACTTTATTAATTGAACGATTTGAATCACTTGATTATTCACTCAGTAAAAATACTGCACGACAGAATTCAATTGGTCGTGGCGAACTCGTTAAACTATATTCCGAGTCTTTTTAAAGCTCACTCTCGTTAATGCGAAATTTAACTATATCCTGCCAACATTTGTCATTATATGTAGGTCTCAATGCATACTCCTTCATATTCGTTTCATTCTTTAATTCCTCAAGGGTGATTTTTCCGTGCTCCTTATTTGTACCGTGTGCATAACCACCATAATTTAAAATAAGCTGATACATTGATTCTTTTGGAATATTGAATATATACATATCTCCCCCTTCTTCCACATTGCTATTCGTAAGATGATATGCCGTAAGAATATAATAGTGAATATTATGTGATGGACGCAACTGAACCCAATTAAACTTATTGTGTTTTGCACCCCCAAGTGATGCCTTTATTTCTGCATTTTTATTATCCTTATTGCAATCCCCTGTGCATTCAGATGCATTGTTTTTTATAAAGTTATTTTTACACAATATATACTTCTCAATCAAAGGTCCATATTGTTGGGCGGATACATTATTAATCACACAATAGATATGTGCTTCTTTTACAGTATTCTCTTTTAATATCTCACTCTCATGGTTTATACTGGAACGCACCAAATGTTCCTTTAATCTTTGAATAACAGAAACAGATGTCTCCTTCAACACAAGACCACTCATACGAGTAAGAATAGCTTCCATTTCTTAATAAGTTATATCCATAAATACAAAAAAGACATTTCAATTTTTACTATTATTAATTTTGATTACATACACTTTAAATTAAGACGAAATTAAACTATATCCTTTAAATATTAATGCTAATTTTTGTATGATAATTCTGTGTTTGGTGACCGGAATCCATACGATTGCTTCATGGAGTCAGTTGAGGAATATCGTTCTTCAAAGAATGCATTGGATGTGCCTACTCTTTCGGATTTGTACGGAAGGGTAAGCTTTAACAACGCGTCATCTGATGAACTGTAAACAGCCAGATTTCTTAATCCACCTACGTTTACTTGAGTTATCTCCATTACAAGCTTAAACTATATTGGTTTATATCCATAAATACAAAAAAGACATTTCAATTTTTTACTATTATTAATTTTGATTACATACAAATTTTACTTTTTCTTAGGTGCAGCCCGCTTCTTAGCAGGTGCTTCCATCTTTGAACCACTATATTCAGATTCCACCTCTTCTACGTGCGATTCCCATAGAACATTAAATTCATCTAACTCATCCGCCCAAATATGTTGAATGGATTTCGCTCTTAGACCCTCCAGAGATTCTTCCAATGCTTTCATATCCTCCTCAAGTGCCGATTTCTTCTCATAAGTTAAATGATGAATTGGCATCTTGGTTAAATATGTATAACCTCCATCACCTTTTACCTTCTTCACCTCTTCTTCTCCTTCCTCCTCTTCATTTAGCTTTGGATACTTCTTGGCAACCAATTGTTCCTCCACATCCTTCATTTTAGTGTTCATCACTTTTAATGTACCCTCAATAATTTCTTTAATAAATCTTACCTTTGCCGATAGCATTCGTAGTTTAGACTCAAATGTCTTGATTTGATATGCCTTGCGGTCACTATACTTGTCAAGACGCACTTTCGCCCATTCACGAATAATATCCGCAACTGTCTTGTACTTGTGAATCGCTCCCTTGTTGTTATAAAGATGCATATTATTTAGACTTAGATTTTTAGAAGAAGCTAACTTGAACTCCGTCTCAAAGGTTGTCTTGAGTTTATCTTTTGCACCCGGATACATCTTTAGAATAAAGTTGGGACGTAAATCCGTATATCTATTCTCAAAGTCTTTGATATATGTACTACCCTCTGCAATAAGACCCATTAGGAAATTCTTATAATCCTCCGTCCAAGTACCAATCGGTAATTCGGTAATCTCAACGGTTGTATCATCCAGCCATTTATAAACACCCTTGCTGATATAAGAACCCTCTTTGCCATCAATAATAGTACCCTTGAATCCAAGATACCAAGGATGTAACTTTTTAATTTTAACTTTGTCAATTACATTATTTGCCGATGCTAAATCCTTCTCAGCATACTTTACTTCCGCATCCAAGTCTTTGATAATTTGACGACACGCCTCCACTAAATCCGCTGGATTGAAACAAGGCACATTCGTTGAGAATCCTGTACCAATACCAAGTGCACCATTTGCTAACACCATCGGTAGTATAGGAATGTAATGTTCCGGTTCAATCGGCATTCCATCATCATCCATATATTTTAGAATGGGATTATCATCAACCCTGTAAATTGTACGTGCCAGAGGACTCAATAGAGTAAAGATGTACCTCGCTGAAGCCGCATCCGAACCACCTTGAATCCGTGTTCCAAACTGACCATTCGGCATTAATAGATTTACATTATTTGTACCCACATACTTTTGAGCCATACCAACAATCGCCTGTTGTAATGACATCTCACCGTGATGATAAGCAGAATGCTCGCTCACATACCCAGATAATTGCGCTACCTTTATTTCATCCTTAAACAATTTCTTTTTAAAGCAACCAAATAGAATCTTGCGTGTACTTACCTTCAGACCATCACACAGATTGTTAATAGAACGCTCAAGGTCATAATTACTGAAATGAATCAAATCCTTATTCACAAACTCTTCATAAGGTAACTCCTTTTTGCTATAATCAAGTACTTTATTACGGTCGTATTTCATCAACCAAGCTTTACGGTCATCCGCTCGCTTTTTATTGAATGCTAAATCCATACTCTCATCAGAAGTTGCACCATTGTAATGATACTCTGTAATACGAGGATGACGGAAATAATCCTTGGCTTCCTCCGCTTTACTTGTACCTAACCCTTTATAATATTTAGTAATCCAACCTGTTGCTGTGGCATGTTCCTTTTGCCAATGGTCAAAGTCGGTTAAATTATAGAATGACTTGGTCTCGCCATTTCTATGAATCGCCTTTACAATCGGCGTTAGCATGCTTACCAAGAATCCATCAATCTTATAAAGAGAAGGCCATAGAGATTGAAATACATTGAATAATAGACCCTTGATATGTGAACCATCCACATCTTGGTCTGCAAGTATCATGACGTGACCATAACGTAGGTCACTCACTGACTTATACTCTTTACCTTGTTCCAGACCAAGAATTTTCTTAATATTTGAAATTTCCTCATTTTCCATAATTTTCTTAACATTCGCATCTTTGACATTCATTATTTTTCCTTTCAGTGGAAATACACCATAATGGTCTCTTCCAACCACACTTAGACCTGCAATTGCCATTGTCTTGGCTGAAAGTCCCTCTGTTAGGATTAGAGTACATAGTGCACTATCCTTTGTTCCTGCACGATTGGCATCGTCCAAGTTGGGAATAAGTACACGAGATACTTTCTTACCATCTGTCTTTGCCATCTTTTTAGTATCGTGAAATTCCGTTAGACTTACTGCCTTCTCAATAATACCCGATTTATAAAGTTTATCAAAGAATTTATCACTTAGGTCACATTTAGACCCAAACTTAGATGGTTGGGTCGTTAGAGTTTCCTTAGATTGACTATCAAATGCCGGATTTACAACCAAGCATTTCACAAATATCATTAGATTATCCTTGATATGCTGTACCTTGACCTCCTTCTTCTTCTTACTTGCAACCATTTCTACCAATTTTTTACAAATAGTACTTGAAATGGAATCCACGTGTTTTCCACCACGAAGTGTATTAATACCATTCACAAATGACACTTGGTCAAATGAACCTTCGCTGTAAGTTGCAAGTACTTCCCATCGGTCACTGCAAGCCTCATATACACGAGGTCGCTCTTCCTTTGTACCAATATACAAATCCGCATATTTTTCAAAGTTTTTCACATCAATTTTAGCGTCGTTAAATGAAACAGTAACCACTGTATCCGTGCAAGCAGATGCATCATATACTCGCTTTCTGAAAAGATTATACATATCATCGGTTAATCCCGCTTGAGCGAAACGTTCATAATCAGGAGTAAATGTAATTTTAGTATAAGGTGCTTTACTGCAGGCTTTTACTGTAGGTTTATCACGCTTTGTCATATTCTCAGTGAAAGTTTGTTTATAGAATTTCTTGCGACGATGGTCAACAGTTTCTACGGTAAATGATTTGCTAAAGATATTTGCAAGTTTAGCACCATAACCATTCTTACCACCCCATAGTTTTTCTTCATTTGCATCATAGTTGGTTGAGGTTAGTAGTTCGCCGAAGATAAGTTCAGGAATCCACACATTATTATATGTAGGGTGTTTTTCAATATCAATACCATCGCCATCGTTTGTTACTTCAATCGTACCAGTGGCTTTATCCACATTGATTTTTATCATTTTTAGTGGACGAACATCCTCTTTACCATTGGCAATTTCGGCTTTGAGACGCATTGCTTGGTCTATGGCATTTACAAGAACTTCATCGAAAATCTTATATAGACCAGGGACAATTGTCAGCGTCTTCTTTATCATCCGTTTAGAGTCATCATCATAAATCCACGTTTCAATGGGAGTTGGCTCAATACTTCCAATGTATGTGTCTGGAAGATTGTAGATATGGTCGCGAAGCTCATGCTTCTTGTATTTATCGGCAACTTCTTTGGGAGGCATTCTTTCGCTATGATGATGGATGAAAAAATAAAAACTCAATTTTTGTCTATACAAATCGTAGAGTCTTAATATGCTTATAACTGGAGCATTAGCGGATGGATATGCACCATATTCCATTATAGGTTCTAATATATCCCTTTTAGCGGATTATGGAACTACTATCGGCGAAGCATATGCTCGTTTCTGGGGAAATAGTGCTTGCAATATAGGCTATGTTATTGGTACATCAAATAGTACACCACAAGACCCACGTTTCGTTATTGGACGTTTGATTAATTCATCAAATCCTCAAGTTGATATGTCTTTATCAAATGGTAATATGCTTGTGAATGGAACTGTTAAAGCAGATTATTTCTTAGGTGATGGAAGTCTATTAATTAATAATGTATCTTCTCAATGGTTCAATGGTGCATCCAATATTTACTTTATGAGTAATGTGGGGATAGGAACGGCTGACCCATTGGCAACATTAGATGTGAATGGAACTGTTAAAGCCAATTATTTCATAGGTGATGGAAGTTTGTTGATTAATAATACATCTTCCCAATGGTTCAATAGTGCATCCAATATTTACTTTATGAGTAATGTGGGGATAGGAACGACTGACCCATTAGCAACATTAGATGTGAATGGAACTGTTAAAGCCAATTATTTCATAGGAGATGGAAGTTTGTTGATTAATAATACATCTTCCCAATGGTTCAATAGTGCATCCAATATTTACTTTACGAGTAATGTGGGGATAGGAACGGCTGACCCATTGGCAACATTAGATGTGAATGGAACTGTTAAAGCTACTTATTTCGTAGGCAATGGAAGTCTATTGACAGATATTACATCTTCTCAATGGTTCAATGCCGCATCCAATATTTACTTTATGAGTAATGTGGGGATAGGAACGACTGACCCATTGGCAACATTAGATGTGAATGGAACTGTTAAAGCCAATTATTTCTTAGGCAATGGAAGTTTATTGACAGATATTATTTCATCTCAATGGTTCAATACAGCTAATTCTAATATTTACTTTATGAGTAATGTGGGGATAGGAACGGAAAATCCACAAGAAAAACTACACATTCGTGGCAATGCCATCGTAACAGGACAATTAATAACAAGTAATTTAGTTCTTACAGGACTATTGAGTGGTTCATCAAATACAGGAAATGCGGTTATTGTAAATTGCGATATATTGCCATCTGCTTGTAATGTATATAATTTAGGTAGTAGTAATTATCGTTTTAAAGATTTATATCTATCTGGAAAAACAATTGATTTAGGGGGTACTCAAATTACACGAGATGATGTGACAGGAGGCATTCAAATGACAAGTCAAGGTGTAATGGCAGATACTACTGTAAAGACACTTTATGCAAGCAATATAGGAATTGGAACAACTGTCCCTTTACAAGCATTGCACGTTGAAGGAAATATCCATAGTTCTTCAAATATTTATGCAACGAATAATCTTATAGTTTCTGGTGCAATTTATGCAGGAGATTATAGTGATGTTGCTTGTAATTTATATTTGAATCCGGATGACTTACAAGTTGAAGTAGCCATTGGTACAATAATGTTTGATTTTGTAGGTAATTCATATATTAATGATACAACTTGGGCGAAGTGTGGAGATGTTGTAGACCGTATGGAATATGATTCAATTGCGAGTGAACTTGGTATACCTATATCTCAAACTACATTTACATTACCTTCGCCTGAAATTCCATTTGATTGGTTAGTAGGAAAACCAGCACAAATTGCAACACCTGTATCATTTCATTTAATTGCAAAATCAAGTAATGTATACGTTCAAAATAATCGGGTTGCCGGATGGTATAATACAGGTTATAATTTAACAGATGTTAATTTTACAACATTAAGTTCATTTAATACATCAACTGGTGTATTTACTTGCAAAATAGCTGGAACATATAGTATGTCGGCACAACTATTAAGCAGTGTAAATAGTACAGTGGATGGGTGGGCTTTTTACAAGAATGCTACCAATTGGACGAATGGTACAGTATATGCCGGTGCTGTTGGTTACGGAAGTGCTGGAAAACCAATATCACTATTTTCATCTATTGTGATACAATTAATCGTAGGTGATACAGTAAGTATATATTGTACAAATGGCACGGTGTTATGTACAAATACTTATATTCCAAGTACATTTAGTGGATATCTCATCAATGGAACATAACGCATAATCATTGACATAATTATTTAGCAATAATCATTGACATAATTATTTAGCAATAATCATTTATCTCATATAAGTAATGGCATCTAAAGGGTATTATATTCGTGTATCCAGTGGTGCTAAGAGTACGCCACAATATTGGAATCAATTGGAGGTTTCATCCAATCAAAAAAATATTTATTATAACTATGGAAATGCAGGAATTGGAATACCTGTACCAAAGGCAAGTTTGCATTTAGTCAATAATTGTTGTATTGGATCAGCCTTTGCTTCCAGCAATGTTCCAACGGATTCACTGATTGTTTCAAGCAATGTTGGCATTGGTACAGCTTTACCACAAGCTGCATTACACGTAGAAGGCAATGCTTTTGTCACAGGAAATATAAGTGCAGGAAACTTGGGACAATTCCGTAATCGCATTATCAATGGAGATATGCGCGTTGACCAACGTGGTGCAAATGGTACACAAGGAGTAGGTGCAGGTAGTTCAAGTACAAATGCAACTACATCATATACTGTAGACCGATTTGCTATTGCAACTGGTGCTTCTTCAGGAACACTATGTGCTGCGCAAACAACATTAAGTTCAGCTGACCAAGCAGCAGTAGGTGGTACTTTCACAAATGCAATGGCTATAGGTGTTGCACCTGCGAGTTCATTGGATGTATATTATCCATTTGATGGCAGCGTAAATGATGCGAGTGGTAACGGATATAATTTAACAGCAACTGGTACAATGTCATATGTACCAGGACGTGTTGGTAGTACTGCAGTGTATTTAGCGAATGAAGCGAACATAACAGCACAAACTGCAGCTGCGAATTACATAAGAAACACAACTTATGTATTTGCATCTTCATTCACAGTCTCTTACTGGGTATTATATACAAAATTGAATGGGGGAGAAGCAACAATTTCGTTTATAACAAACACAGTGTCGGGTTCTTCTCCAACAGGTGCATTATTTATTTGTGGAATTACAACAGGCGTTAAAATAGGGTTCTGGGGCGTGGTCGACTCAGGTGCAGTATCAAGTGTTGCTTTAAATACTTGGTATCATTATGCTGCAATATATAAACCGGGAATAGCACAACTATTTGTAAATGGAACATCGGTTGCATCTGTATCAAGTACATTTGTGCAAAGTGGATTTATGATGGGTAATGCAACAACAACATATGTAACACAAGCATTTGCTGGATACATTGATGATTTCCGTATTTACAATCGTGCTTTATCCACAACCGAAATAGCTGCATTAGCTGCCATTGCACCCGTCCAACCTGCACCCGCCACGACGCTGGCATCTGGATTATCAACACGATTAACATTTGATAATGTAACAACGGATTCACAAGGCACATTACCTGCTCCGGTCGCCACGGGTACAACCGTGTATTCAAGTTCAAGTAAATCAGGCACAGCATCATTGGATTTAACTGGCAATACCGCAGGTGGAACAATGACTGTGGGACAGACGTATACATTATCATCCGGTAGTTTCGCATTACCATTATCTGTGGGAGGATGGATTAATCCTAACTCGCCTACGACGGCTGGTTATCAAGTTGTTTTCAGTATAGGGAACAACACGTCAACTGGAAGTTATTCAGCACAAATATACTTTGAGAATAGTGGTAGTGGGAAATTTTATTTTAATGCTATAATTGGTGGAACTTCTTATTCATGTCCTTTATCTCCTTTCACGCTTACCGCATCCACATGGTATCATTTAGCCTTTACAATTACAAATTCTTATTTAGAATCATATATCAATGGTGTATTAATATCCACCACACCTACTGGAGCAGGTGCATTAACTATAGTAAGTGGAACTGGTTCTCCTACCCAATTGCGTATTGGTGCTATAACAGGAACAAGTCTTCTCTATGCATTCAAAGGACTCATAGACGACGTTCGGATTTACACTCGTGAATTGTCACCCATTGATGTAGCTGGTCTCTACTATTCCTATCAACCTTCACCTTACGTTCTCTTTCAACAACCCATTGAAGGGTTGAATGTTGCAGATTTGGCTTGGGGCACAACTGCAGCACAACCAGCAACCGTTAGTGCATGGATTAAAAATAATACGGCGAGTGCTCAACAATTCAGTTTATCTGCAGGAAATGCTGGTGCTGCCGCAGCAATCACCGCCATAACATTCGAAACGGATTCAGGCTTCAATGATACCCTTGGTATGCTGACGAATCCAATTGGTACGAATGTAGTTTATTCGACGAGCATATACAAGGTTGGTACACGTTCTTTGGATTTCACTGCAAATACAACAGGTGGAACACCGACATCATCGATATCCTATAATTATAATTACTCAACATTGCCATTAAGTGTATCCTTATGGATAAATCCTACAGCTTTTCCAAGTTCTGGAAGTTATAGTGAAATAATTAGTATTGGTCCATATACGGCGGCTAGTGGAAGTTGGTCATTAAATCTTGTATTTCACGGTATAAATTCTCAAATGTGCGGAGAAGCATATGTATCTGGTGTTCAATATCAATGTTTTGTACCTTTACCCGCTTTATCACAATGGCAACATGTATCATTGACTTTAAATACAGGAGGTAGTATGATAATGTATGTGAACGGTGTTGCGGTGGTTTCTACCGCTTTACCTTCGACTGCCTTATCGCTAACGTGTGGTGCAACCACAGTAGCGCCAAACATTTTGAAATTAGGGTGTTTCTATAATAATACATTAGCATACACTGGCTACATAGACGATGTTCGTATTTACAACAAAGCCCTAAGCGCGAACGAAGTTTATCAACTTTATGCCAAAAATGCAACCGCGACTACCATCTCTCAATATCTACTTCCTCGTTCGTATTTATACACTACACCTAGCATTGCATCAGGTGCTTGGCAAAAAATAAGTTTTACCATTCCTGGTGATACTACAGATGGCATTTGGGCAAAAGATACAACCTGTGGACTAAATTTAGCATTATGTTTAGGTTCAGGTGGACCTTATATTAGTACAGGAACATCTGGTTGGACGAGCACTAAATATTTGTCAGGTTCTAATATTCAAGCGTTTGGAGGTAGCGCCAGTAATTTCTTAGCGACCGCAGGCAACGCGATTTACCTTACAGGAGTTCAGCTCGAGAAGGGCACTCTTGTTACACCTTTTGAATTTAGACCTTATGGCACAGAATTGCAATTATGTCAAAGATATTATTGGCAACCAATTCAAATGTGGATATTGCAAATGAATAGAACAGGTGGTTATAAATCCATAGAAATTAAAACACCAATAACGATGAGAACAACGCCTACGGTGACGTATTACTTTGTTACTGGCTGGGCGATTGGGTCACTATTTGCGAATATGTCAACTACAGATGTAATTCAAATCTTGTTTCAAGGCTGTGCGGATGATGGGCATTCGCAATTTAATTCTTTGGTTTGTAACGCCGAGTTGTAACACAACTATTTATTGGATGCAGAAATGTAAATAAACGACTATTTTTATTTTATTCACTCATTTATAATATGAATTCAGATTCAATTAACGATAATATCGCTATCGCTTCAATTAACGATAATATCGCTATCGCTTCAATTAACGATAATATCGCTACCATTGCGATTGTAAATCGTAATACCTGTATGATTGAGACTTTCTATGAAGATATCGCTCCAAACCAAGCCAAGTATGGTGGTCCTTGGGGATGGGCTCATGAAACTATACATTTACAAGTCCCATCTGATTTAGATAAAACTATCATAACTGTAGTCAATAGAGATGGTGCATATGTATTTGAAATTGACCCAATCAAACAAGCACAAAAATTAGAAACTCAGTGGACTCAACTACGTAATGAACGTAACAAACGATTAGCTGAATCTGATTGGACGCAATTGTCAGATATTACATTTAATGATTCTCACCGTGATGCGTGGAAATTATATCGTTTATCTCTAAGAATTTTACCCAGTATAACACTTGACCCATTAAATCCAATATGGCCTCTTAAACCAGAAGTTGAACCAGTTGTTGTTGTAACTGAACCTGTAGTTGTAACTGAACCTGAACCAGCTGTAGTTGTAACTGAACCAGAACCAGTTGTTGTTGAACCTGAAGTTGTTGTTGAACCTGAAGTTGTAACTGAACCTGAACCCGTTGTAGTTGTAGTTGTAACTGAACCTGAACCCGTTGTAGTTGTAGTTGTAACTGAACCTGAACCCGTTGTAGTTGTAACTGAACCTGAACCAGTTGTCGTTGTAACTGAACCTGAAGTTGTAACTGAACCAGAACCAGTTGTTGTTGAACCTGAAGTTGTAACTGAACCTGAACCAGTTGTCGTTGTAACTGAACCTGAAGTTGTAACTGAACCAGAACCAGTTGTAGTTGTAACTGAACCTGAACCAGTTGTCGTTGTAACTGAACCTGAACCAGTTGTAGTTGTAACTGAACCTGAACCAGTTGTCGTTGTAACTGAACCAGAACCAGTTGTTGTTGAACCTGAAGTTGTAACTGAACCTGAACCAGTTGTAAATGAACCTGTGTAAATTATTTTTTATTATTTAAATTCAATCATATTATTAATATAGGTATGTCTTCGGTTGGTTATTTTATTAATGTTGCATCAAGTGGAATTGATACTGTTCCAACATATTGGAATCAACAAATTACATCATCATCACAAAGTAATATTTACTATAGTGATGGTAATGCTGGTATTGGTGTAACTGTACCAAATGCAAATATGCATTTAATTAACAATTGTTCCATCGGTTCAACCTTTGCAACAAGCAATGTTCCAAAAGATTCACTTATCGTTTCAAGTAATATAGGCATTGGAACAGCTTTACCACAAGCACCTCTTCACGTTGAAGGTAATGTCATCGTAACAGGAACTATTTTAGCTAAAAATATGGCTCAATTCCGTAATCGCATTATTAATGGAGATATGAACTTAGACCAACGCAATGTTACAATCACTACAGGTACTGGTAGTGCAGTAAGTTCATTAAATAGTATTAATACACTTGATAGATGGTTACTTTCAGTAGGTGCATCCTCTGGAACTCTATGTGTTTCTCAAACACCATTAAATTCAGCAGACCAACTTACACTGGGAGGTACTTTTACAAATGCAGTAGCAATTGGTGTTGCACCTGTAAGTGGTCTGGATGGTTATTATCCATTTGATAGTAGCATAAATGATGCGAGTGGAAATGGCAATAATTTGACAGCAACCGGAACAATGCAATATGTATCTGGACGCGTAGGAACAAAAGCATTATATTTGGCAAATGAAGCGAATGTATTGGCTACACCAACCGCTGCGACAAATTATATAACATCTTCGTATATTTTAAAATACCCCTTTTCAATATCATTTTGGTTTTCTTTAATTAAGTCACCTGCTTCAGGAAGATATAGCACTATATTTATATCAAGTGGTACTGGAACACCTTCAGGTGCAGGAAATAACTTAAAAGTGTCTATTTCACTTAGTGGGAGTGTTTTAACATTGTATATTGAAAACTGGGGTGTAGTGAGTTGGGCAACAAATGTTGTCACGCAAAATACATGGTATCATATTGGCATTTCAGTGACAAGAGCTGGCGCAATGACATATTATTTTAATGGAGTTCAAGGTAATACATATACTTTTCCCACGTTTGTATCTACCGGAATTTTGTTTGGAAATGCTGGAATAATTGGTAATGAACCATTCGCTGGTTTCATTGATGATTTCCGTATCTATAATCGTGCTCTCTCTGCAAATGAAGTTACTGCATTATACTCTGTTGCAACCGTTCAAGTTGCACCAGCGATGACAATTGCATCTGGATTAATAACACGATTGACTTTTGATAATGTAACCACAGATTCTCAAGGAGTTCTTCCTGCACCAACCGCAACAGGTACAACTGTATATTCGTCTTCAAGTAAATCAGGAACAGCATCATTGGATGTCACTGGAAATACAATTGGTGGAACAATGACGGTTGGACTTACATATAGTTTGGCATCCGGTAGTTTCTCATTGCCATTATCTATGGGATTCTGGTTTAATGTTATAACACCTATAACTTCAGTAGCAACACAAACTTTAGTATGTATAGGAAACAATGCAGGAACAGGTACTCCTGCATTTCAATTTACCATTCCTGGTGCAGCCGGTGGAACATTCTATACAAGTTGTAGTATTGGTAATATAACTTATATATCAAGGTCTATATCTATACTAACTGCGAATATATGGTATTATTGTTTTATGACTGTTACCAATTCCTATTTACAATTATATATTGATGGTGTATTAATATCAAGTACACCAACTGGTGCTGGTGTATTAACTGTTGTGAATGGTTCTGGT